GACTATGCGGACGCGACCAACGGACTCTACAGCTGGGCAAGCGAGGAGGCAGGAGACGAAGTCTCTAACCAACTCGACTTATACCCAGTTGAGAGGAGACTGCTTAAAACCAGTCTCACAGGTCACATCCTTAGGGGCAAGCCCCAGAAGCGCGGACAGCTCATGGGGAGTATTACAAGTTTCGTGATTCTCTGCATCATCAACGCGGCCGCTTGCCGATGGGCATCAGAGGTAGACCAAAAGAGAAAGTTTACTCTTCGGGACTGCCCAATGATGATCAACGGCGACGACTGTGCGATAAAGTGCGGAGAAAGAGGACGGGACGCTTGGAAGCTTATCACTTCCTTTGTGGGACTCGAGGAGTCTGTCGGGAAAACCTACTTTACCGAGAAATTTGTGGAGATCAACTCAACACAGTTTCGTAGGACGGAGCAGGACCCACAGACTCTAATACTCGAGAAGAGGGAAAAGATCCCTAACCCTGTCAAATATGACGGGGCCCAAAAGACGATCTGGCAAACCAGAGTCGTCAAGCGTCTCATCCCCTTCCGGATGACAAGGTACGTGAACGTCGGACTCATGTTCGGACTTAAACGTTCAGGGCTAGGGGTAGGTCTCAACGACCAAGATGACCCCCGGCAAAACCTCGGAACCCGGTATCGCGAATTCTTGCGACTACTCCCGATCTCAATGAGGGAGAAAGCACATTGCGCGTTCATCAATCACCACAGGAAACTCCTTGAAAGCACTCGATTGCCATGGTTCGTTCCGGAATGGATCGGGGGAGTCGGGCTAATCGGATGGCGTGAACCAGGAGAAATGGACCTCCGTCTAGGACGGATGATCACACTCAACTGGAAGACACGACGACCGATCAGCCTGGCTCACCAGGAAGCGAACTGGAAAACGTGGCAAGAGGCATCAAAAAGAGTTCCAAGCCCCTATGTGGTGAGCGAGAAGAACTCCGGGACGGAAACCTACACGAGAGCAGTAGCATCAGAATGCATAAACCTACTCTTCGATTCGGACATCACCCTGGAGAAACTATTTCAAGTAGTTACTGAGCCTAAGACAGCCAGTGCCATCAAGCACAACGCAAAGTTATGGAACCCTGCGTCATACAAGAAGCTGCCTACGCCAATGGACCTCACGGACCTATGGTTCAAGCCTCAGTATCTCTCGTTTGAACAAGAACGCGCAACTCCCTCAACCTCCACCTCACTCAATCAAACTCTCGACTGACAAAACCGAGGGGGTAACGTGTAGTCATAACAGCAGCCTGTAAAGGTCTAACGCTGGCAGCAATGCCGGTAAAGGTCTAACATACTGCACATCTCATTCACTGAATTTCAGATAATGAGATGCCTCTGACACGCACC